TTTGTGGCAATCATATTAACTTCAAAGAGACTTCTCTCTTGATTCAAATAATCTTGTTCTACTTTATTCCACTGAGCCATTTATCAATCAATCCATTCTAACTTTGATGGGTGGTATCTTTGTGCGTTTTTGATGTTTAAATTCTTTTCTGTAACTGGATAAATCTGGTGAACAACTGCTCCAGGATAATTGGATTGTAGTTGCTCACCAAGATCTCTTGCTGATGGAATTCCAGTTTTAGTGACTAATTCTAAACGATATAAACTTCCTTGCCACATTACATCGGCAACATATTCTTCCCCGACTTGTTGTGGTTGTTCTGCTTGTGAGTTAATGTAAAGATTTCCTGTGAAATCGCCAGCAATATTAACTGATTCTGAGATAAATTGCTTGAAAGATTTCATATCATTCCTCTTCGGTTTCTCCATTAAACATTGAATTTGCTACTGCAGGACGAAATTCATCGATTTTTTCTGCAGATTTGGAGAACAGTAATTCTTTAATTTTATCACTAATCTGAGAAGGAGATTCGTCAGATGCAATCATATCCAGTAAGTCATCCATAGTTTTAATCCAATTTAATAATCTTCTTTATTTATTAAATTTCTCCGCCTTTAGGCATTTCTATTTGCTTTCCACTTGCTTGAGTCGCAGAACTTTGTGCATCAAGATTTGGTTCCATTACTGGTTGACCGAGATCCATTCCTGCGGTGCTTTGATCCATTCCTGGTTGTATTGGCATTCCTGTTGTCGGATCTACCATTGCATTTGGATCGGGAATAATACCATCTTCAATTTCCTTCTTCATAATCTTATCTTGCTCAATAATTTCTTCATCAGTTTGGCGAAGAATCTTTCTTCTGAGATAATCTTGAGAAAAATATTTACCTACATAAGGTTCTGCAATTTGAACCATATTCAATCTTTCATTAAGAAGTTCTGCATCCTTAAGTTCTGCAAAATGATTATCATAAAGGAAGTCATATTGAATATGCTCTTCCATAATATCCCAATCTTCTGGGGTGATAATATTTTTAAGAATCAATTGAGTTTTCAACATATCGTGGAACAAGTATGAAAATCTTTTTCTCAGACGTGCTACAAATTTACTAAATTTAACCTCATCACGAAGAATTTCTGAAGAGCGACCTAGATTGAAACCACCTTCACCACCAATTCTTGTTGTTGGGACATTTAGAGATCTATAAAGTTTTTCCTGGAAATAATTAATATCTGTAATTTCTCCAAGGTTTTGACCACCAGGAAGTGTTGAAATTTCTGTTCCTCTACCACCCTCTCTTCTTGGTAGCCAAAAGTCTTCCAACATTGCCATAAATTTTTTATCATCACGAATTTCTCCAGTATTGGCATCGTATACAAGTTTATTGCGATAACGCATCATAACATCACGAAGATACTGTTCTGCTTTTACTTTAGGTAGATTACCAACATCAATATAAAAAATTCTACGTTCTGGAGCACGAGACAATCTGTAAATAACAAGAGAATCTTCAATCATTCTTAATTGATTGAGTGATTTAATTGCTTTGTGTAAATAGGAAAGGGTTGATCCTTTATTTCTATCAACAAGTCCCGAAGTGCAATATGTAATGGAGTCTTTAGACATTTTGATTCCAGCAGTTCCTCCAAGGGAAGAAGGATTGCTTGCTGGATATGTCATTTTTGGATTATAAACAAAATATTCTTCTATTTCGGGAAATTCAAAATCCATTGGATTGTCTGAGTTAATATTAGACAATCTATACTTATCTTTATCACTTTTCTTTTGATGTCTCACATAACGCATTTTCATTGGATCAATATAACGAAGTTCTTGAATGCCTGCGTGTGGATTCTTAAAATCAATTACTTTATGATAATATAATCTTCCGTCAACATACCAATTTCTATAAATTTCGTGAGATTTTTTATCAAAATCTAAAAGTGAAAGAATGTACTTAAACTCTTGTCTGATTTTCTTTTTAATTCCATCACTAGCATTCAAGTTTGAAAGTTCAATTTCTATTGGCGTGTCATTTGTATCTGATACAATTGCTTCATTTACAATGTCTTCAATTGCACTATCACACTCTGGGTGAAGTGCCATTTCACGATATCTTTTGATTAAATCAAATTCTGTTCGATATACACCTTCAATATCTACATACGAACCAAAAAAACCACTGCTCAGGTAATGATCAGTACCATCCTCATTGTTTGGAGGAACTGGACTGACCACCCCAGGAGACAGTGGTTCTTTATCTTCAATAGAAAATCCAAATAATTTTGCCATTATAAATTTACTCGTTTTTGATATTTCTACTATTTATTAGGATATAATTTCCCCAGTAGCATCATTAGAGTTATCAGATCCTTCACCTGCTGTCCAGTATTGAACTTGAAATTCTACAGTGTAGTCTTCAATTGCATCTGAACTATCATAAGAAAGGTCAATAGCAGAAACGCTTGTTGGAAAAATGTCATAAAATTTATATGATCTTAGAGGAGTTATTCCAGCACCATTAGCAGTAGATGAATTGGTGGTTGAATTAACTGTTCCAGCACCTCTTCCAAGTTGATAAACATAAGCATCTTTCATATAAGAACTTGGATTTGTTGCTCCAGTGTTATTATCAAGTTTGCTAATCAAATTCATCCACTTTTCAAAAGCAGTTCTGAGTTTAAAATCTTCATCATTAATAACTGTCACTGTCCAAACATCAAATGTTCTATCGCCAGCAACTTTAAGAATTCTTCCTCTAAATGGCACATCGATTGGCGCAACATTAGAAGCTGGAAGTTGAGCTGCTTTGCATAAAAACTTAAATGTTTGTGATTCTTGTCCATTTCCAGATCCCCAGGTTATTCCTGTAGGGAATGCTGGAATCTCAACTTCAAATAAATTAGGTCTTGCGCCACCACCTGCAAGTCTTTCTTTAAATCCAGTGATCGTTCTGAGTGTTGACATTTTTAAAACCTCCGTTTGTTAGTAATTAATAAAATAATCAAACTCTACCAACTACTTCTTCAAAAGAAACACCTGTTCTGGTAGCAACAAATGTTAAGGTAACATAATTGATTGATCTTGTGGGTTTCAAGAAGATGTCAGCTCTAAATTCATTATTATCAATTACGTCTGGTGTATTGTTTGTATCGTCACAAACAACCAAGAAGTCATAAACACCACCCTTCGCTTGAACATCTCTTAGGTATGGCTCTACAATATTTACAAAGTTTGCTCTTGTAGTCTGACTGTTCAACTCAAACAATTGAGATTCGGCAGATCTCTGTAGGGATTGTTCAACAGTTAAGAACAATCTACGTACATTGATTCTGTCAAATGCAGATGCATATGATAATGCCGTCTTGTCTCCGAAGAGTAGAATTCCAGTTCCGGGTTGATTAATTACTGAATTTACTCTTGCTTTATAAAGAAGATCTCTTTGATCCTTTGATGGATTATATGCAAGTTTAATTGCATTATTTAGAACTCCTCTTTGTTGTCCCGCTGGAGAGAACCAAGGATAACCAGTTATGTTAGTTCTCGCCATTAGACCAGCAATATCCGCATTACAAGGAATAAATCTGAATAGATTATTAAATCTATCATATGTGTACTTATAACCACTGTCAAAGAGAGCATATGATGAAGATGATAGTGGGGTGAAGAAATCAATTACATTATTTGTTTGGGTTGTTGTGTTTGTTAAATTGACAACAGATCCTCTGTATGGAGAAATGACAGCAATGCAATCTTTGCGATTTTCAGCTATTGAAATTAACTTATTAGCTTTAGCTTGAGAATCTTCTTTAGTTTCAAGTCCAGGTCCACAAATCAGGTAATCAACTCCAATCTCATCAGAATTTGAGAAAAGATCATATGCAGTATTTAATGCACCTAAAGTTGCCTTTGCACCATTTCCTGCATAATCTTGTCCAGATGATAAAGTAAAGGAAACGTTACCAATTGCATTAAATGTAACACCTTGTGCATCTTGATTCCATCCACCACTAGCAACACTAATTGGAGTAAATGAAGCTGAAGCAGTTCCTGAATATGTCGTAAATCCAGTAGGAACTGGAACAACGTTATTTAACGTATCTGCCGATGTGTAATAATTAGTTCCAGAATTAACATACTT